CCATCTGGGGCGGCTCCATAGTGAACGTCTGCTTCTACATCGATACGTTCTACACTGCTGCCCTGGGTGCTGGCGTGTCGCTCAAGCTGGAAGCGGTCCAGGTTCTGGAGCTGCGTTCCGGCAAGGACAAGACGGCTGCCAGCTTCGGCTTCAGCACCGATGGTGAAGGTCTGTCCCAGGACGACCAGGACGACGACGAAGCCGACGAAACGTCCCCGGAGGATACTGGCGAAGACGAAGAATGCCCCTTCTAACTAGACGATGCGTAGTCGGTACACTAACTACAACCGAACACGGAAAGAAACAGGCTATCGAAGCAAACTTGAGGTTCAGATAGCTGCCTCCCTCCAGGGGACCGAGGCCCTCTACGAGCCGATCAAGATCCCCTACACCGTCACTTCCCACCATACCTACCACCCAGACTTCGTACTCCCCAAGCAAGCCATCATCATCGAGGGCAAGGGCGAGTTCCCGGCTGCTGACCGCAAGAAGATGATCCTGGTCAAGACACAACATCCTGACCTGGACATCCGCATTGTCTTCAGCAACCCGAACGCGAAGATCGGGAAGAAGTCCAAGACGACGTATGCGGATTGGTGCAAGAAGAACGGCTTCCCTTATGCGAAGGGAACCGTGCCGGAGGAATGGCTGAAGCATCGACCCAAGGCTCGCCAAAAGAAAGCCCTTTCCGTGTTCCTACAGGAGTCACACATGGCTAACAGAAGAATCACGGATCACATCATCATTCATTGCGCGGCTACCAAGCCCCTGATGGATATTGGAGCCAAGGAGATAGACCGCTGGCACAGAGCCAGAGGATTCCTGTCCATTGGCTATCATTTCGTCATCCGCAGGGATGGGACCATCGAGACCGGCAGGAAGCTGGAGGAAGTTGGGGCACACGCCAAAGGCTACAACTCCAGGTCTGTCGGGATCTGCCTTGTCGGAGGGATCTCCGAGAGCGGCAAGCCTGAAAACAACTTCACCCCGGAGCAGTGGAAGTCCCTGGAATCTTTGGTCAAAGACCTCAAGAAGAAGTACCCGGACGCCAAGGTCATCGGTCACCGGGACGTTGCCCAGAAGGACTGCCCCTGCTTTGACGTAAGCGCTTGGTATTCCAGCGTAAGTCAATTACCCACGGACTTATAGCATGACGAACCGGAAGGCCCACCTGAATCATCTTGGTGGGCTTTCCTTTCAAGAAACACACAGAAGGAGACAGAACATGAAGAAGAAGAGCAAAGCCCAGTCCCAGCGTGACATGATCCTTGCACACCTCCGCAGTGGTAAGTCCATCACCATCCGCGAAGCCTTCAACCTCTACGGCATCCAGTCCCTGACCAAGCGGCTGTCCGAGCTCCGTGCCGAGGGCTTCGACATCATCAACTGCAAGACCCTGGAAGATGGCATTGAGGTCGGCGTGTGGTCCATGAGGCATGACCCCTACAAGGACCAGACGGCTCCCTTTGTACGTGGTGACAAGGTACGCCTGAAAGCCCTACCTTCCATGGGACACGTTGGTCTGTGTGTTGGCATGGTCGGTGAGATCCTCCACTGTGACCGGCGCAACGACACCTCGTTGGTGCACTTCGCCTGGTTCACCTGCTGGATTGAAAACAGCAAACTGGAGCGGTTCGTTCCGCTTGCACCTGGAACCAAGGTGACCGTCACCGGGCCCGCTTGGGTCGCTGGCTACAACATCGAATCCAACACCTACACGATTCAGACTCCGACCCACGAGTTCGTCGTTCCAGGCACACAGGTAGCACTGGATGTGACCGATGATGATGATGGCGAGAAGGAAGAGTAACCGTGGGTACCTTGAGGAGTCCCATCTCATCGCCCACGAACCCTGCCCTGCCTGTCGAGAGCGGGGCGGGGACACCTCTGGTGACAACCTCGCCCGATACTCTGACGGCCACGGCTATTGCCATGCCTGTGGGTACTATGAGCACGGAGATGGCTCCTCCCGTTCAGCGAGGCCCAGCCGAGCCACAGCGACCACTGACCCGGAGAGGAAGCGAACCATGAGTGAACTGAATCTAACTGGTGAAGTCATGGCTCTCCGTACCCGTGGCATCACCGAGGAAACCTGTGCCAAGTTTAGTTACACCGTAGGCAAACACAATGGGAAGTGGGTGCAGATCGCCCCGTACCATGATGATCATGGGCGGCTCTGTGCCCAGCACCTCCGCTTTGAGAACAAGGACTTCATCTGGTTGGGGGATGTCAAGAAGGCTCTGCTGTTTGGTCAGCAGCTCTGGCCTCATGGTGGTAAGCGTGTCGTCGTGACCGAGGGTGAGATCGATGCCATGACCATCAGCCAGCTCCAGGGAAACAAGTGGCCGGTGGTGTCCATCTGGTCCGGTGCTGGTGGTGCAGTCAAGGCCATCAAGCGCAGCCTGGAATGGTTGGAGTCCTTCAACGAGGTGATCTTCTGCTTCGACATGGACGAGCCTGGTCAGGAAGCTGCCCTGGAATGTGCGGCCATCCTGTCCCCAGGCAAAGCCAAGATCGCCAAGCTCCCCTGTAAGGACGCCAATGAGTGCCTCCTCCAGGGGAAGTCCAAGGAACTCCTCTCTGCCCTGTGGGATGCCAAGGTCTATCGGCCTGATGGTATCATCAGTGGCAAGGAGCTGTGGGATAAGGTCCGGGTAAGACCAACTGAAGGTATGTCCATCCCGTACCCGCAGCTCAACGAGAAGATCATGGGCGTGAGACCTGGGGAACTCTACCTGTTCACGGCTGGGTCCGGAATAGGGAAGAGCACCTTGGTCAACGAGATAGCCTATCACCTGAAGATGGAACATGGACAAACACTTGGCATCATGGCCCTGGAGGAGTCCGTAGCCAGGAACGCTCTGCGCTACATCGGGATCTACCTCAATCGTCCTGTCCACCTGCCTCATGTCTACGACGCTGTACCTGAAGGTGAGATGAAAGCCGCCTTCGATGCCGTTGTTGGGGATGATCGCTGGTACATCTACGACCACTTCGGCAGCACCGAGGTCGAGTGCTTGATCTCCAAGATCCGCTACATGGTGGTGGGCCTGGGAGTGAAAGTCCTGGTCCTCGATCATATCTCGATCATCGTGTCCGGTCTGGACGAGATCGCAGAGTCCGAGCGCAAGTCCATCGATAGACTGATGACGGCCCTGCGGTCCCTGATCCAGGAGACCGGCGTGACGGTGCTTGCCGTTGTCCATCTCAAACGTCCTGACAAAGGCAAGTCCTACAACGAAGGACGTCAGGTGAGCCTCACGGATCTCCGTGGTTCCGGCTCCCTTGAGCAACTCTCTGACGTGGTCATCGCCCTGGAGCGAAACCAGCAGGGAGAAGATCCGAACAAGGCTGACATCCGCATCCTGAAGAACCGGCCCGTGGGCCTCACTGGCCCTGCCGGTCAGGTGCGGTACTACCCCGAAACAGGAAGACTCCTGCATTGGCAGGAAGAGGAGGAAGCAACGACCTTTGGCTTCGCCACCACCACCACCACCAACCCTGAAGAACAGGAGGAGGAGGCGAAGTATGGCTTCTAAGCGTGAACTGTACCGGGACTACTGGTCCTGGATACCCAAGGCCCTGGACGATCCCCCGGCCCTGGTCTTCGACATTGAAACCAACGGCCTCTACTGGGACGCGACTCTCGTCCACTCCATCGTCATCATCAACTCCGCAACAGGTGAGATGTTCTCTGCCAGTAGCCAGAACGGTAAGCTGGCTGAGGCTCTCACCATGCTGGAGTCCCATCCCCTGATAGTAGGTCACAACGTCCTGGGTTACGACATCCCGGTCCTGCGGAAGCTCTATCCAAACTGGAGACCACGTGGCCATGTGTTCGACACCCTGAACGCAGCCCGTCTGATCTACACCAACATCAAAGACCTGGACTTCAGGCGCAAAGATGGCTTCCCTAAGAAGCTCATCGGCCAGCACAAGCTGGAAGCCTGGGGCCATCGGTTGGGAGTCCTGAAGGGAGACTTCGGGTATACCACCGATTGGGCATCCTGGTCACCGGAGATGCAGGAATACTGTGAACAGGACGTCAGGGTGTGCCTCAAGCTCTACGAGCATATCCTGTCCCTTGGATATTCCCCGGAGGCTCTGGCCTTGGAGATGGAATTCCAGAAGGTGATCACCGAGCAGGAGATCACAGGGATACCATTCGATGTGAAGGCTGCCGAGCAGCTCTACGTCGAGCTGGCTGCAAAGCGGGAGGAGCTTATCACCAAGCTGAAGGAGATCTTCCCTCCAAAACGTGTAGAGTCCGTCTTCATCCCCAAAACGAACAACAAGACCAGAGGCTATGTCAAAGGCGTACCTTTCACGAAGGTGAAGTACGTAGAGTTCAACCCCGGCAGCCGTCAGATGATAGCCGAGCGGCTGATCGAGAAGTACCAATGGGAACCATCCGAGTTCACCGCCACGGGTGAGCCAACCATCAATGATGAAGTCCTCCAGTCCCTGCCTTGGCCTGAAGCCAAGATGCTGCTGGAGTACTTCGACCTATCCAAAATTATAGGGATGCTGGCCGAAGGTAAGGCTGGCTGGCTCAAGCTCGTTACCAAGGAAGGGCGCATCCACGGCTCCGTCATCACCAATGGGGCGGTGACCGGACGATGCACTCACAACTCCCCGAACCTCGCCCAGATCCCCCGGAAGGGAGACCTTGGGCGCAAGTGCCGTAGTCTCTTCAAGGCACCTGATGGTTGGGTTATGGTCGGAGCTGACGCTTCCGGCTTGGAGCTGCGGATGTTCGGGCACTACCTTGCCCGATACGATGGTGGGAAGTACATCGAGGTGATTCTCAATGGTGACATCCACACGCACAACCAGGAGGCAGCTGGGCTACCTACAAGGGATGCCGCAAAAACCTTCGTTTATGCTCTGCTCTACGGAGCCGGGGATGTGAAGTTAGGCTCCATCATTGCGCCCACTGCTAACCCTGGAACCCAAGCCAAGAAGGGCAAGCTCCTTCGCAACAAGTTCATGAAGGCCATCCCCGCTTACAAGCGGCTGACCGAGACCATCAAGCAGGTCCTCACCGAGAAGGGCCCGGACGGGAAACCGAAACGGAAATACCTGATCGGCATCGATGGACGTAAGCTGCACATCCGCTCCAACCACGCCGCATTGAACACGCTCCTCCAGTCTGCCGGTGCTGTGCTGATGAAGCTGGCTACCGTCATCTTCCACTGGGAAGCGGAGAAGGCAGGGCTGGTCCTGGGCAAGGACTACGTCCAGATCGCCCACGTTCACGACGAGGCCCAGTTCTTGGCACGTCCTGAACACGCCGAGACCGTCGGTAAACTGTTCGTCCGTTCCATCGAACTGGCCGGTAAACACTTCGGGTTCGTCTGCCCGACTACCGGTGAATATAAGATAGGACCAGATTGGTCTGCAACACATTAACATCAACACATCAAAAGGAGAATTGTCATGTCCACCAATACCCCCGCTATCGTCCGTCATGAAGAAGTCAACGTCTGTGGCTCCAGCATCCTGGCTGTCGTCACCCAGGACAACAAGTGCTACTTCTCGCCCCGTCATGTCTGTGATGCCTTGGGTATCTCTTGGCCACCTCAGTTCACAAAGATCAAGGAAGATCAGGTTCTTGGTTCAGTTGTTACTGAAATGGTAACGACTGCCCGTGATGGCAAGAACTACACGACCATCATGCTCCCCATCG